GGCGGCGGTTTGAGGCTAGGATTCATATTGTCGTTTGATTGAGGCGTACAAGAAAGTCTGGTAATTTGCAAGTAATTGGTCTTGAAATAGCACCCTGATGATGAAAAAATGCTAGGAAAATGAAGGACTAAAATGACTACGCCATCTTGGGTTTTGACATACGACAGCTTGACCTCAACGGTACTTCAGTATCTGGAGCGTAGAGATGCTTCCGTAGTTAATGCCATTCCTACATTTATTACTTTGGCTGAATTTGAAATTGCCGAGCAGATTAAGACTCTTGGCCAGCTTCAAGTAGTCCAATCAACCATGAGCGCAGGCAATGCTGTCCTACAGAAGCCTGCGAGGTGGAGAAAGACGGTTTCCATGAATGTGGTTGTGGACGGAAAGCGACAGCCGATTCTGCTTCGCAAGTATGAGTATTTGAAGAATTATTGGCCGGACGCTAGTCAGACTAGCGTTCCTGAGTTTTATGCCGATACGGACTGGGATCACTGGTATGTGGCTCCGACTCCTGATCAGGCCTACGCATTTGAGGTTCTGTATTACGAGCGGGTTGCGCCTTTGAGTTCAACCAATCAGACCAACTGGATTACTCAGAACGCCCCAAATGCAATGTTGTTTGGCACCCTATTGCAGGCGATGCCATTTCTCAAAAACGACCAACGACAGATTTTTCAGCAAAAATATACGGAGTCTTTACAGGCTCTGAAGGCTGAAGATGTTGCTCGAGTTGGTGATCGCCAAGCCGTAGCAGTGGATAGCTAAAAATGACAACTTATGTTTCTCCCTATACTGGTCAGACGATCAACCCTTCTCAAGTTGGGTATGAAAGTCTTTCAATCACTTCTGACACCATTCTTCAATGGCCGATCAACGGTAATACAAGCAATGTTGTGGCAAACATCATTGATGTCACCGCTTCTGTTGCCAGCCTAAAGATTTACCTTCCAGCGGCCACTGAAGTATCGACTGGACAGTCGGTTCTTTTTAGAAACATTGGCGCAAATGCATTTACAGTTGTTGACACCAGCGGCAATACGATTGTCAGTGTCAGCTCTGGTATTGCTCAGTATGTTTATTTGACGAATAACAGCACTGTTAACGGTGTCTGGGCTTCTGTGCAGTTTGGTGCGGGTACGTCTTCTGCCAATTCTGCCGCACTGGCGGGGTATGGCTTAAAAGCGATTAGCACGACGCTCAACACTGTTACGCCAATCTCAACATTCTCGTCTGCATATACCTTGCTGGCTCAAGATCAGTCAGCCATGTATGTGTGGACTGGTGGCGCTGGTACGGTCACGTTGCCTGTTGCGGCAACTGTTGGATCTCAATGGTTTGCCATTCTCAAGAATGACGGCACTGGCATTTTGAATGTTGCGTTGTCTGGTACGGACACAATTGACGGCAATTCCAGCGCACAGCTTCAAATTGCCGAATCTTTTGTTGTTGTATCCAACGGGTCGAATTGGTATTCGTATGCGTACGGACGTTCGTCCACTTTTGTGTTCACTCAGCTTACGAAGAATGTCACAGGTGGTACTGTCACCCTGACTTCTGCGGAAGCAAGTTCAATCATTCAAGAGTACCAAGGCGTACTGACCTCCAATTGCAACGTCATTTTGCCGCCGACTGTGCAGTTGTATTCGTTGCAGAACAGCACAACGGGTTCTTTCTCTCTGACGTTCAAGACCACGACTGGTGGTGCATCAACGGTTGTTCTGCCCCAAGGTCAGACGATCATTGCGATTTGCGACGGTACGAACGTCTACAACGCGCAGACTTCGACCTCGAGCTTCATCAATTCGTTGACCCTTGGGAATGGTTCTGCGGCGGCTCCGTCGTTGTCCTTTACGGGATCTGCAACTACGGGTTTGTACTTAGCGGCAAGTAACCAATTGGGTTTTGCCATTAACGGTGTTAATGCAGGCACGTTGAGTGCAGCAGGCTTACTGGTTCCAGTTGGCATTAATGGTGGGGCGTTTTAATGACTTCTAAGGTCATCACTCTACAGACTGGCCCCGGCATTCAGCGGGATGGTACTCAGTTTGCGGCTCCGTCTTATGTGGATGGCCGATGGGTGAGATTTCAGTATGGTCGTCCGAGGAAGATGGGAGGGTATCGCGGGGCATTTTTGAATGCTTCTGGGGTAAGTCGCGGCATGATTATGAGTTCCGAAAATGGCCTCAACTACATCATTTCGGGCTACAACGACGGTCTCGAGCAGTGGACGACTGACAATGACAATGGCGTGGGTTTTGGCCCGACTCCAATTGAAGTTAGTGGAGGGCTGTCAGCAGTTGCTATCACTAATCAAGGAACGGCGTATACCAACGGAACGTATACCAGTGTTGCGATCACCACTGCTACAGGATCTGGCGCACGAGCCACTGTCGTGGTTTCAAGCAACTTGGTTTTCTCGGTTACGATTACGACTGCTGGATCTGGGTACATCCACAATGAGGCAGTGACCATCAGTGCTGCAAGCATTGGCGGCACAGGTTCAGGATTTGCGGGGTATGTGTCTGCGTTGACCAAATACGCTCCCAACGACTCGACGTTGTGGCAGTTTGACATTGGTTATGACGCTTACGGCAATGGCCAGAACAATTTGATTGCCCACCCCGGGAGCAATCTCAACGACATTTCCTCGACAGTTAACACTTACGCTGTCTTTGGGCCTTTTACTGGCACCTCGGTATCTCCTGTAGGGGTGTTTACGGCCAGTGGAACGACGACATCTGGCAGTCCCAATGTGACGTTTGCGACCACGATTACGGCTATTGGTGCAGGTTTGACGGTCACTGGCACAGGCATTCCATCTAATACGACTGTTGTGTCAGCTTCTTTGGTTGCCAGTGTGTGGACGGCGGTACTGAGCGCAAATGCCACCGCATCAGGTACTGTTACGTTGACGTTCGACAATCAGATCAGTGTATCTGGCGGCATCGTCATGCTGTTTCCGTACCTGTTTGCTTACGGCAACAACGGGCTGATTGCCAATTGTGCCGCTGGGGACTTTAACAACTGGACATCTGCCGATTCCAACCAAAACAATGTGTCCTCCACAAAGGTTGTGAAAGGTTTGCCAATTCGCGGCGGTACGACCTCCCCTGCGGGTTTGTTTTGGACATTGGATTCTGTGGTTCGCGTCACTTATGCCCCCTCGACGGTAGGCTCTGCCACGTTGTACTGGCGGTATGATTTGATCACCCAGCAATCTTCAATCATGTCCAGCCAGTGTGTGATTGAGTACGACGGTCTTTTCTTCTGGGCTGGTACTGATCGTTTCCTGATGTACAACGGTGTTGTTCAGGAAGTGGAGAACAATCAGAACGCCAATTATTTCTTTGACAATTTGAACTACACGCAGCGGCAGAAGGTTTGGGTGTCAAAAGTTCCTCGGTGGGGTGAGATTTGGTGGTTCTTCCCGTCTGGGGATAGCACTGAGTGCAATGACGCAGTGATCTACAATGTGCGCGAGAAGTGCTGGTATGACGCTGGTCAGGCGATGGGCGCAAGGCGTTCTGCGGGTGTGTTTACGGAAATTTTCCGCAAGCCCGTATGGGCTGGGTGGGATGAAAACACTACTGGTGAGTACACCTTGTGGCAGCACGAAACCGGCACAGACATGATTTACACCAATCAGGTTAATGCGATTGAGTCGTATTTTGAGACCAACGTAATTGGTGTTCAGGCTGGCTTGGTGGGTTCTGTTCAACAGCCCGGCGAGAACCTGTGGACGCGCTGTGAGAGGGTTGAGCCTGACTTTGTGCAGTCTGGCGATATGGAATTGATAGTGACTGGTAAGGGTTATGCGGATGACACTGATGATCCGTCAGATCCTTACGTTTTCGACCCTACGACTTTGAAGGTTGACATGAAGGAGCAGCGGCGCGAGATGCGGCTGCGCTTTACAAGCAATGTGGCCAATGGAGATTACTTCATGGGCCGTGTTCTTCTCAGTGTCGATACTGGTGATGTTCGCGGTACGGGTAACCCATGATCACCTTCGATCCTCGAGGGATGACTTGGGACAAGTACTGCAAGCTGATGGAGGAGCTTTTTGCCTCTCAGCAGTTGGGTCATGTCACTGAGGACAAGTGGAGAGATTGGGTTGACGGTATGATCAGTATTGGGTACTTCGGTCAGTCTGGAGTTCCTGATCACCGTGGATTCAAAGACTGGCAAGACTGGGCCAAGTCTCTGTGCGGTATTATGAATTTGGGAGTGAACTGATGGCTCGAAATCTTGATAATGAAGAATTGGGGCTAGATAGTTCATCAGAAGATGTATCACCTCTTGCATCTGTAATTGCTCCTGTTGAGCCTTCGGCTTCTTCTTCTGAGTTGCCTCAAGAAACTCAAAATCAAGTTACAAAGATG